ACTGTTGTAAAGATTCTCTGAACCATAGGCAACTTCAATGTTGTTGTATGAAACTCCATTGGCTGTACTGTCATCAGCAAAAGCAATGGTTTCAATTAGTGGTGGGAAGTTCACGCGATCTTTGAACGTAACTAATCCATCTTTAGAAATGAATAGTGATCCGGGTTCTGACTGCTCAACTGTTTGTAGATAACCTAGTGTGTTTGTGTTATCTGCAACTAAGTCTGCTTGAAGTAACTGTTGCCCAGTATCAATGTCACGATCAGCAACAGGCCAATCTACTTCTGGTCTGCTAAGAATCGCTTCAATGCGTTCCCCAGAGAATTGCGAAGTCGCGGTGAACTCTGTTAGTTCGGTGTTAGAAATTAAAGCAAAAGCATCTGAGCAAGTAATAGTTGCAAAGGACTTGTTACCTAAGTTGTATGTTAAATCAATGTCATCAATCTCGCCTGTGAATTGACGAACACCGTTTGCTTCGATTACTACTTGTCGCTTAGGTACAAACTGTTGGAAGTAAGGACTAGCTGTAAAGAATGGGTCAAAATAACGGTTGTCATTGTGGAAAGTTACTTTTGCCTGACCAGATGTAAAGCGATCTAGTTCACGGGACTTACCGCGCTTGATTGAAACACTAGCAACATACTGAGTAACATCAACTAGAACATCGCCACCTAGCGGATAAGTTCCATCTAGTAAACCTTTAGTGGCATCGTCTAATGTAAAGAACTCAACATCAACTAAATCAATGTTAAATTCAACAAATACTCTTGTATCTGGTAACACTATGCACTCACAAAGACTGGGCCACTTTTGCGTTCAAAACGTTTAATGGCATCTACGATCTCACGACCTATCTGGTTACCGTCTGCGCCCAAGCCAGCATTTACGTTTATGGTTATGGTTGTTCCCATGCCAGCATTGCGACCTGACAAAGGCACAACTGCTTCAGGCCCGGCTTCACCAATTAAAGCAAGCGTTGGTTTAGTGACAATGCCACCGTTTGCCATTGCAGGAATGTCTACGCCTAACGAATTTGCAAGGTCAGTAATCTTTTGCTTTTCTGTTTTGCTTAATCCCTTGCCAGACTTCTTGTACTTAGCAAGGGTTTCATTAACTAGGTTGATTGCTCTTGTGTTAGTTAGTGAACCATCAACGTTGATAGTAAAGCCAGCAGCAGCGATAGCAGCTCTAACACCATCAACAAGTGCTTGACCTGCTGAAATACCTGCTGTGTAGAACTGAGCAGCAGCGGATTCACCAAGGGCAGTAGCGACAGATTCAGTTGCACTAATCAAAGTATTAACTTGATCTACAACCGTTGCGCCACCGGCAATAATCTCATCAGCTATCTTCGTACCAACATCTGCGCCTGCGGCTAGTACTTGACCAATGGCATTTTCAGATAGACCCATTGCTAAAAGGGTTCTAACCTTATTTCCGAAATCAACAGCCTTAGCAGATTGGGCAATTAGGTTTTCTATAAAGGAACCAGTTTCAGCAGTAGCAGCTGAACTGAAATCTATAATTCCTCTAATTACGTTTGAGATGCCATCCTTAAAACTGTTGTAAGCATCTTTGGCTTTAGCCAGAATGTCATTGTTGCGCGTGAGTTCATCACCTAATAAAGACATTTGAGCCTGAGCAGCTTTAGCAGCTGCGCTCAATCCTTTAACTGCGGTTGCGGTCTTTCCTAAATTTGCGGTTATGGAAGTATCAGGAACAGGAACACCAGCAACAATTGGAACGCGACCCAACTTAACGCGCTTGATTCCCTTATTTTCTAGAGCATCATTAGCTTGAGTTGCGGCTAATGCAACAGCGTTAAGGGTGATAATGTTTCCACCAATTTTGCCGTTCATTAAATCTGCGTATTGCCCCATGTTCTTAAATGCAGCTACACCGTTAGATTCCATAAAGCGTATTTCTTTATCGGTTGCAGATGCAGCAATGCGTGTTTCTATAAACTTTCCAACAAGGAATCCAAGAGCTACTACAAGTAATCCAATTCCTGTACTTGCTAATGCGCTTCTAATGGCAACTGCTAACACACCAAAGCCAGCAGCACCGTATAAAGTAGCAATTCTCATAGCTGTTAAAGCAGATGTAATGCCAGCAATCAATGGTGGGCCAACAGCAAGACCAATCATGGCAATTTTCATACCAACTAAGGTAAATGTTACTTGAGCAATAACTTTTGCTAGTCCTTCAAGATTGAATAAAACGTTTGAAATTTCAACGCCTAAAGTCTTTAAGCCACCTTCAGCACCTTGAAATTTAACAGCTTCAACAACTCGTTGAATAGCAGGCAAAAGTCTTTCATTAAAAGCAGAAACTACCGCCAAAGCTGCTGGTAGTAATGCTTCACCTAAACCGGCTTTCGCATCTTCCAAACCCGATGTTAAGAATTTAAGTTGATTGGCAAGACCGTCAGCCGTACGAGCTACGTCACCTTGCGCTAATGCGCTGTCTTTCATAATCAAGGCATAAGCAGCCTGTGTTTTAATTGCTTGAGGTAGTACGCCCTTTGTTGTCGTAATCAAACCATCAGCTAAAGCCTGTTCTTTAAGTCTTGCTTCATTTAGTGCAATACCAAAACGCTTCAATGGCTCAGTTTCGCCTGAAAGACCTGAACGTAAAGCCATCAAAGCATCGCCAATAGGAACGTTATTAAACGAAGCTAAATCTGCGGCTAACTGAACTAGCCCGGTACTCATTTCAAAGGATGCTTGTTCTGAAATACCAAATGCCCTGAATAAGTTGCCGTAAGTTCCAGCTGCTTCAAGTGCAGCTTGACGGCTTACACCTAAAGCCTTGCTAGTTGTTTTTGACCAGTTCTGTACTGCTTCTGCATTTTGCCCAAACACAGTATTAGATTTAGCAATAGATTCAGAAAGAGTAGACGCAGCCATTACAGCAGAACGTAAACCTTGAACGGCTTTTGCAAAACCTATGCCAGCAAGGGCAGCTTTAAGTAAATTTGCTTGACCAGTTATGCCCTTAAAAGAATTTGTAGCCTGATTAACGCCTTTAGGATCAAAGGTCGAAGTAATCGGAACAATAATTGCCATAACTATTTAACCTTTTTCAAACTGTCATTGTACGTTTTAGTCAATTTCCTAATTGTACCAACTACTTGATCTTTGATATATGGAATTTCTCTTTCAGCCGCAGGATAGACATAACGTGAAGCCTTACCTTTTGCATTTAAGCCACGGATCATGGCTTGACCAGAACGAGTCTTACCTCTTGCTTTACGACCAGACATATCGGCAATTGAGAAGCTAGCTGCTCCTTGTGCAACTATTCGTTCGCCAGCAACAATAGAAACTAAGGAATACCCTCTTTGTTCTGCTCTTTTTGTAAAGTTAGTTTTTACTCGTACCTTGAAGCCTGCGGGCCTCCAAGCCGTTCGCCCATTATGAACCATGCCCGACAAAGGTGCTTCTGTTGGAATGTTGGCTTTAACTGCATTAGCTACGGGTTGTGCGCCACTGCGTAAATCTCTACGAGCTTGCTTGACAATTTCTTTATCTATAGAATTAAGGATTTTTACAGTTTCTGCTATGCCAGTTATTTTTGCAACTGCCATTACTGCCCCTGACTATTTCTCCAGCGCAAGTACATACTCATAGTAAAAAGCATACGCTCAGATTCTTCCATGAGAACTGACGGAGCAATGCCAGTTTCACACGAAAGATAAGCCACAAACCAATGTTGGGATGAGTCACCCAACCCGGTTATTTTGGGCTTGCTTCACTCGCTTCGATAGTTTCAACTTCATCGCACCAATCTTCAAACGTCTTTTTGGTTTTACCCTGACGTTCTAGCCAATGCCATGCAAGCCACAATAGATCAGTAATGCGAAAATCGGTTTCAAGTGAAGCAACCGATTTTGTAAACTTGTCCTCAAATGCAACAAGGTCACGCGCCGTAGCAGATACTTCTTCTACTGTTTCGTCATTAAAAGTAACGCGCAGGTTGATCTTCATGTTAGCTCGTTGCCCTGACCACTGTGCCACTTGTCGGAAGAGTGATCGAGAATGTTGCTATGTCACCAACGCTTGAAGCAAATGGTGAGTATGAGTTCACTAAGCAAACGGCGGTGTAAGAAGGGTTGGTTGCTGAAACAGTTGAAGATGTTGGAACGATAACAACTGTTGCAAGTGTGTTGTAAAGCGGAAACAGCGTGGCATCAACTGAAGATGCTGCGAAGTCCTGCATGAACTGAAGCGTTAGAGAACCCGATTTAAGGCCGCCGATACGCTCCCGGAAAGTTGTGCCGAAGGCAGTTGTTTCCAAGTCATCGGATTCTAAAGCGAGTTCAACGCTATTAAGATTGGTGGATAGGTTGGTTCCGTTGATCGTCACCTTGTAGTCAGTAGCTGCGAATTTCGCCATGCTGGTTTGCTCCTAGTCTGCGTAACAGAGAACGACGAACTCTGCCGATAAATAGTTTACCTCACCGACAAGTAGTTCCCCATAGTTACGCATATCCGTAACTCTGAGATCGAACGCATTGCCGCCAAGTGTCTTATCTGATTCTATTGCAAGTTTAATACTGCTCGCACCTGTGCTTGCACAGAAGGCATCTAAAGAGTTTTGACCAGTTCTCTCGGAAACTCTGCCCACTATTACCTGAACTGCAAACGTATAAGTCTGCATTCCCCTATGAAAGGTTTCATCATAATTCACCGTGACTGGAAAGACTATTGCGATAGGTGGACTGATGCTGTCAGGTTGAAAGTCTGAAGTTCTAAGACCACTAATAGTTGCAAGGTTATTTTTGATCCCTGTTCGTAGTTCAGAGATGGAAGCCATTATGCAAAACCTCTAAGTTTGCGATACGGCGCAACCAGTTGCTCAACGTCTGGGTCAAGGTAACGACTTACCCGGATACTTCCCATATCTCCAAAAGACAAAACGCCCAGAGGACTGTCGAGTCGCTTAAAAATTCTGCTTGCCTGAATGATGCAGGCTTGAGTGATTGGGGTTGGCACAGAAGGCCATCCAAATACGGCGGTTAGTTTTACCAATGCTTGTTCTACTTCTACTGGAAATAGATAGTTTTCAACAGCCCGTATCCGTGTGTAAGGAACAGCAAGACCATCTACGTTTCCGTTAAGTGGTTCTAACTGATAATCAATAACTGACCAAGTGGTATCAAATACACCATCACCAGCAGCTGAAGTTTGCAAAGTTATGGCTGTACTAGAAACGTCATCTATCTGAGTAATAAAAGAATCTTCTGCTGCGTAGTAACGGGTAGCAGTACCAGATGAATAGAAGTAACGCCCAGCGTGTCCGTCAATAGCGCGTGATGCAGATTCAACAGCCATTTCAAGTAATGTATCGTCTACGTTGTCAGAAATGCGTAAAGCTGCTTTTACTTGCGCAAGTGTGGCATAGCCGTTTGTGATAGCCAAAGAAACTCCTAAAGTCTTTACTATTCTACGGCAGAGTAAAACCCCCAAATTTCTCTGGGGGTTTTGTCTATTAGATTTTTTAGTTCTGTGAACGCCAGTCCCATTCAGCCTGACCGTAGTAGGTCACGTTGAAATAATCTATCTGAGAGTTGATTGCTTCACGGTTGTACTGATTTCTTATGTCCTCAACTTTTTCTTCAATTGCCTTTGCTTCTGGCAACATAACTAATCTTGCCCAACCATAGGCTTCTTGCCATTCTTCTTTCCAGATTTGTTCTTTACTCCAACCTGAAATTCGTACTCGAACGGCTTGACCACCTGAGTATTTGTCGCTCTTTACTGAAAACTTAATTTCAGCAGGGAATTCCCCAGCCTTTTGCAATGCGTTAAGTTCTTTCTTCACTGCTCTTGAAATTTCTGCTGCATCGTAAAGTTCACCAACTCTTGAACCCACGAAAGTATCTGCATACATGGTGTTTTCGTAACTCACTTTGTCCTCTTTTCTATTTACTTAAAAATTCCTTGACCGGCAAAAATGCCAACCATTTCTTGAAAGTTTTCTTGTGATGCTTCCCATTTCACTGAGTAACATTCAACACAAATGCCACCGGGAAACTCTTCAATTGGTTCCATGTAAAAAGCGCAACTAGCGCAAACAATCAATTTCATAACCACTCCTTTCCTTATATAACTATTGTGACAGTTTGTATAACAAATGTCAAGCTGATTTAACAGCCAATGCTGACAAGATTTCTTGTGCAATTTGCTTTTGTTTTTTAGCCATTTCTTGCGCTATTTTGTTAGCGACTGCGTAAGCTTTCTCAACCATTTCAGGGCTAACTTCCCATTTTGACTCAACAGGAATTTGACCAATCATTTTTCTCACCCCTCTCTGTCCTACATAACTATTATTTCAGTTTGTATAACAAAAGTCAAGGGTCAAAACGCTTGATTCTATTGAGTTTTTTGCCTAAAAAGAAGTTGATC